TTGTCAAAATATTTTGCTAATCTTTCGGCTTTTTTTAAACCAGTAACAATTAATGTATCTGTTAAATCACCGACTATATATTTTTTATCTTTAGAAATCCAACCACCATTTGTTCCATATTCAATACGATATTTTCTATTATCTTTTTTAAACCAATCTTTGATACTTTCGTTAATCATACGAATATCATGAGAAACTAATTTATCATTAACTTTAGTAAATAAATCATCAAATGATTCATCTGTAATATTATTTTTTCTCATATTTTTTTCTATAACATCACAAACATCTTCTGTATTTATACTATTATTATCATCAAGGTATTTGTCTAAATCTCTTAATATATCATTAAGAACATCATTTTCAGATTCACATATCACACCTTCTTTTGTTCTTTTTGGATATTTTTGTCCTTTAACTTCATACCAAGAATGATCATAAACAGTATCTTCATCTAATTCTTCCATAGAATAAACATCTGTATTACTAATTTCACTATAAATTTCTTTTGCTTCACTAAAAGTTTTGTTATAAGTATTAGCAATATATTTAATAGAATCTAATATTTTTTCAACATCTGGTTCTTCACCGTCATCAATTTCATCTCTACCTTGAATATAAACATTAGGATCATTGGAAATTCTATTTAGTAATGCTTCATTATTAATACCATATAAACCATGTTTAGAAGAATCATCCCAAGAATCAACTATTGCTTCTGCTTCTGATTTATCTCCAATTAATCCATCAACTTCATTGGTAGCATCATACACATCTAATTCACCATCTAAGTATCTTTGTTTAATGTAATTTAATTCTTCTCTTACATTATCATATTTTTCATAAGATTGAGATTCACATAATCTTTTATTAAAATAACTTACTAAACCACCTAATAAAGTATTGATTGTTTGAAGATTTTCTAAATTATTTTCTTCGCAACAATCTTTTTTATCATTAATATGAGAAGCAAGTGCTTTTAATTGATTAACAGCATTTTCTTTTTCAATATCTTCTAAACAACCATCATCATTAACTGTAATATTAATAACAGTTGGTTTAAATGGTTCTAAAAGATTATTTAATTCACAACATTCATTAACAGTTGGTTTAATTTTATTTAATTTAGAATCAATCATAGATAATAATTCTGAAATTTCATTTCTTGATTCAGTATCATTAGCACCATTAAAAAGAATTTGTAATTTATCTTTAATATATTCTAGTTCTTTTTTATTAGATGATGATGTAATAAAAAATTTAAAATTATTTAAAGTATCATCTAATGATTCATTTAATTCATTTTGAACATCAATTTGGTTAATGAAGGTAACATAAAGTTTTTTAATTTCTGGAGCATATTGAGAATGTGCTAATCTTACAGCAATATTTTCTTTTCCAAATCTTTGAGATAGATAATCTTTAATTTTTTTCAATCCTTTTTGATTTAATTCTAATCCAGATGATTTTGGTTGGAAAATCATTGAATATTTTCCTTTAACATCTCTATCATCAACAAAATCCATTTCAGGAGCAACTTTATTCATAGCATCTAAAACATTATCAAAATCTAATGCTTCAATACCATCTTTATAGTAAGTATCTGGACCACCAAACATATCAGGTTGTGTTTCAATAGATTCTTTAACTTCTTCTTTTTTTGATTCTGATTTACAACCATTCAAAAATGTTTTTAATTCATTAACAAATGGATAAATTGTTTCAGCAAAGTTTTTTCCATCAATTGTCAAATTTGGATCAAATCTACAGTTAGAATCTTCAGGAATAGATTTTAACATATTGAAGAAAGCATTTGCAAAGTTTTTTGAAGTTTTTTGAGAAAGCATTTGATAGAATTGTTGTGAGCAATTAACTTTTTTAAACTTTTCAGATGCTAAAGCAAATAATTCATTTAATTCAATTGTTTGATTCATATTTAATTGAGAAGGCATTTCCATATCTTCTTTTAAGAAAAGTTTTTTACAATAATTATAATTTTTTGTTCCTGAAAACATTTCAAGAATTTTTTCTCTTTTATAATTAATAGGAGCATAACCATTTATAATATCATCTAAAGCAAACATTTCGTTTGGAGATAAATCTAAATTGTTTATAATATTACTTAATTGTAAATCACTTTTAATATTAAATATATCAAAATATGTTGTCATAATAAATTATTCCTCAAAAAACCATTTATATTATTATTTATTAAGAATTATTGATAAAGAATATAAATATGTAGGTTAGAAATTTCAATAAATAATAGTATAATAATGTTTTTAGGATAGAATTATGGCAATTTATAAAAAAGGTTATTATGATTTATATATGTATCAAGGTGATAGTGGAAATATTACATTAAAAGGTATCCCAACAACTGCTAATTTTAATGTCCATTTAGATATATATGATGCTACTGGTAATGTTTTTTATCATAGAGAAATTATGAGTGAAAATCGTTGTCATGTAAGTATTGGTATTTCTGCTACTGAATCAGATGCATTTGAAGTTGGTAATCATTATTATGCTGTTAAATTATGTTTAATGGATGGAACAGAAGAAACTGTAATACCACCATTAAAAAATACAAGTATGTCACCAACTGCATTTAAAAATAAAGCAATGTTTTTGGTTTATCCAAAACAAATAGAGGGAGATTAAAAAATGGTAGTTTATAAACCAAAAAATAAAACTTCTTCTAATGTAGAACAAGAAAATACAATTATCAATAATTGTGAATGTGATAATCACAATCATCATGAACATCATCATGACCATTGCCCTTGTCCACCAAGACCTTGCCCTCAAGAAGCTGAAATTACAATAGAAGTTGATGGAAGTCCAGAGGTTAATATGGATGTTCTTTATGGACCTCCAGGAAAAGATGGTAAAATAAATGGGTATAATGAAGTTGAGATTGTTGGTGGAAAAAATATAGAGGTAATTTCTAAAGGAGATTGTGGTTGTCATAAAAATAAAATCATAATTAATTCTACAACATTTGTTAACGATATTGATGCTGAACCTTGTTGTGATTGTGAAGAATGTACTTGTTTTGAACAAGCTAAACCTAACAGTTGTTGGAAAATAATTCATAATCTAAACAAATATCCTTCTGTAACTGTTGTAAATGAATATGGTACGGAAATTATATGTGAGGTTCAATATATTTCAAAAAATGAAATACATTTAAAATTTAATGGAAGATTTAGAGGAAAAGCTTATTTAAATTAAGGAGATTATAATGGCTGAAAAAGAATATACAGTTGATATTAATTTACATGGTAACGAAATTAAAAATTTTGCTATTCATAATGTAAATCCGGAATCTGTACAAAATCCTGTTGATGGTCAGGAAGTATATTTTGAAGGTAAATTATATGTTTATAATGCTGATATACCAGCTTGGATTGAACAAGGTTTAGCTTCTGATATTTCACAAATAAGAACTAATTTAGCAAATGAAATTACAAGAGCAATCGGTGCTGAAACAACACTTCAAAATAATATTGATGCTGAAGAAACAGCAAGAGAAAATGCTGATGTAGCATTAGGTGAAAGAATTGATGCTGAAGAAACAAGAGCTTTAGCAGCAGAAGCTGATTTACAAGCTCAAATTTCTGAAAAGGATTCATTACCACCAAGAGAAGGACATTCGGGAGAATTTTTAACAAATGATGGTACAGATGCTTCTTGGGCTCCATTACCAGAATATTCAATTACAAAAGATGCTCAAGCAGAGTCAGGATATGCTCATACATATCATTTAACAAAAGATGGAGTAAATGTTGGTGCTTCAATTAATATTCCTAAAGATATTGTTGTTGAATCAGGTTCTGTTGAAACTTGTACCCAAGATGATGTTCCAGTAGAGGGATATAGAGTTGGTGATAAGTATATTGATTTAGTATTAGCTAATAGTGGTGGTTCTCACTTATATATTTTAGTTAATGATTTAGTAGATGTTTATACTGGTTCTACATATATTGATATTTCTAATAATGTGATTTCATTAAAATATTCAGTATTAGAAACAAAATTACAAGATACATTTTATACTGAATCTGAAATTGATACAAAAGTTGCAACCTTAGAAGCAGCTGATACAGCATTAGATCAAGCAAAAGCAGATAAAGCAACAACATTAGCAGGATATAATATTTCTGATGCTTACACAAAAACAGAAATTGATAATATGATTTCTGCTAAAAAACAAGTTGTTTCTTGCCCTGCTTTAACAGCTAGTGGTTCTCAATTTATATGGACATTTAATAATACTGTTGGAGCAGATGCTATTGTAACAATTTATGAATCAGGTGTAGAAGTAATAGCTGATGTAACCGTTACAGCTTCAACAATTACAATTAAAATGAATGAAACAGCAGAATTATCTTCAATTAGTGCTGGTCAATTCAAAGCTGTGGTTCTTGGCTAAATAAATAATAATATAATGTGGAGTGAATCATAATGAGATATACTAACTTAAACATGGACACAACACTTGGTGGAAATAGTGCTTCTGATGAAGTTATTGCTTCCCAAAAAGCAATTAAAAGCTATGTTGATGAAAATGATAAAGATAACATTACTGAAATGGAAGATGTAGATATTACAGAAGTTTCAGATGGTCAAGTATTAAGTTATGATTCTTCCACAAATAAATGGAAAAATGCTGATGCAACATCAGTAGTTATTAGAAAGTGGAATTAATATGGCTTGGATATATTGTTCTAAATATAATGTTGGTAATACAACATTTTTAAATAAAGATCATATTAGAACAATGGATCTAATAAATGCTGAATGGTATAATAATAATTTAGATAAAGCTTTTACAAATTGTTACAATCTTTATAGAATAGATAATATAAGCGATTCTGCTAATTCAATGGTAGAAACATTTTCTAATTGTGTAAATTTAAGTGGAAGAATTAATATAGTTTCTACTGAAATAATGAATGCTCAAAATTGTTTTGATAATACATTTTTAGATAAAGATGTTTATATATCTTTTGAATATGAAAATGGTGTTAATACAAATACATATAATAGTTTTATAGAAGCTGGATATTCTACACAATATAGAGTAAATGGAGCTTTATTGATAGACATTAATGATCCAGGATTAACAGATTGGAGATATGGATTAAATGAAGATAGAATAAGAGTTTTATATGAATATTTAGGAGAAGATATAGATTTAATAGTTCCTAATGATAGAACAATTATTGGAAATACAAATAATGTGAGTAATGCTCCGTTTTATGAGAATAATAGATTTAATAGTGTTGATTTAAATTATGTTCCATTTGAAGATAATTCTATGTCTTTTTCATTTAATAGTTGTTCTAATTTAACAAATGTTACGAATATTAATGAAAATGTTACGAATATGGATTATGCATTTTATAATTGTCAAAATTTAATTGATGCTCCAACAATTCCTAATAATGTAACAAGTATGTATAATACATTTGCTAATTGTCAAAAATTAGTTAATGCACCTGCTATACCAAATGGTGTTGTTAATATGTTTGGAACATTTAGTGATTGTGAAAATTTAGTAAATGCACCAGAATTTCCTAATTCAGTTACAGATATAAGATTTTGTTATGATTATTGTCCAAACTTAATTAATGCTCCTTCTCAAATACCTAACGGAGTAACAAGTATAGAAAGATTATTTCAGGCTTGTCAACAATTAACTTGTGTTCCAAATATTCCAGACAGTGTAACAGAATTAACAGATGCTTTTTGGTGTTGTCAAAAATTAGAAAATATTCCAACTTTGCCTAATAATGCTATTAATTTATCAGGAACATTATGTTGGACAAATATTAAAGAATCACCAATAATTCCTAATTCTGTAATAGATATGTCAAGAACATTTCTTTGGTGTTATAATTTAGTAAATTCATCAACAATACCTAATTCTGTAATTGATATGTCTGAGACATTTGAAAGTTGTTATAATTTAGTAAATGCTCCTGAAATACCAAGTAGTGTTACTAATATGTTTTATACATTTGCTTGGTGTGATAATTTATCTAATGATATTAACATTGAGTCAGAAATTATTACAAATGCTAGTAATTGTTTTGAAGGAACAACATTAGAGAAAAATGTTTATATACCATTTACCTATGCTAATGGTATTAATACATTAACTTATAATGCTTTTAAAGATGCTGGTTATTCTAATGATACAAGAAAAGATGGTGTATTATTAATGGATATAAATTATGATCCAGAATTATTTAATTGGAGATATAGAACATTAGATAATGGTGTCAGATTATTACAAGAGTATTTAGGTAGTGAAACTAATATAAGTGTTCCTAATAGAAAAACAATAATACGACAAGGATTTGGTAGTCCATTTATAGATAATCATCAATTTGTATCGGTTGATTTAAATAAAACAAATATAGAAAATGATTATATGGGTGTATTATTTGATAATTGTGCTAATTTAGTAAGTGTTACAAATATTAATGAAAATGTTATTAGTATGTTAAGTGCATTTGGAAATTGTACTAATTTAGTTAATGCACCTACAATACCAAATAATGTAACTAGTATGTTAGGAACTTTTAGAAATTGTTATAATTTAGTAAATCCTCCTATAATACCAAATAATGTAACTGATATAAGTCAAATATTTTTTAATTGTGATAAATTAGTTAATATCCCTATTATCCCTAATAATGTTACAAATATGTTTTGTACATTTTATGGTTGTACTAATTTAGTAAATGCTCCAGAAATACCAAATAGTGTTACGAATATGGATAGTGCTTTTTATAATTGTGAAAAAATGATAAATTCACCAATTATATCTGATTCTGTTATATCAATGTCAGGAACATTTTATTTTTGCTATAATTTATCTAATGTTTCAAAACTTTCTAATAGTGCTACATCATTTAATCAAACATTTTTACATTGCTATAATTTAGTAAATGCTCCAGTAATTCCTAATTCAGCTATCTCAATGCCAATGACATTTGGTTATTGTAATAATTTAAAAAATGTTCCAAGTTTAATTAATTGTACTAATTTAGTAAATATGACTAATACATTTTTAGGATGTACTAATTTAGTTAATGCACCTACAATACCAAATAATGTAACTAATATGCTTGGAACTTTTAGAAGTTGTTATAATTTATCTGGAAATATTTATATATATTCAGAACAAGTATCTAATATTCAAGATTGTTTCTTTTATTCATCATTGGATAAAGATGTATATATACCATTTACATATGCAAATGGTGAATTTACTACAACATATAATACATTTACTCAATATTATTCACCAACAAATAGACGAAGTGGTGTATTATTATTTGATATAAACAGTTTATAATTTGAATAAATATAATTATCTAATATTTTATGGAGAAAAAAATGGTAGAATTTAATGATGAATATTTTATTAATTTAACAATGGATTATGATCATCGTGATGATGAAATTTATCCAAAGTGGGCAGTTTGGTGTGCTAAATCAAATGATAAGTATTATATTGATGGTAAAGATCATCATTTCTTCACACATGTAAGAACAGATGAAGAAATTGCTATTGAAAGAAAGAAAAGAGAAATTATGGAATTTGGTTTTAGTCAAAGAGATGGTTTAGATTTAGAACCAGGAACAGAAGAATTTGAAGAATTTATGCATTATGAATCATATTTGCATGAAGCTGCTTTTAGAGAAGAAAATATTTTAGAATTTACACCAAAAACATTTGCTGAATGGAAAGCTTCTAAATAATATTTTTAATATTAAAAATTAAAGATAGATTCCCTACATAGTGTGTAGAGAATCTCTTTTTTTATTGACTTTTAATAAAAAAATATTATATAATATTATGAGGAGATAATAATGAATATTAATACAGCAATAGAAAAGTTTTATAAAATTATTGAAATAGCAACTAATGTAAAAATTGTAACAACGGATTTAAGAATAGTTGCTATTAAAGAATTACAATTAGATTTATCAAGTATTGAATATATACAAGATAATTATAATAATTTAAATGATTCATTATCATTATTAAAAAACCGTGGATTTATATTTGATTATGAAAAAATTGAAAATGGTTTTAAAATAATACCACAAAATAAAATATATTATAATGAAAATGATTTAATTGTAAAATTTGCCGAAAAATAATTATTGACAAAACATTTTTAATATTGTATAATATAAATACAATTACATAAATTTATTAAAGGAAAAAATATGAGTGGTTTAGGTATTAAAATAGATATTATAATTCCAGCTTATAAAGCACAAGACACAATTTTGAGAACTCTTTCTTCAATTGCTATGCAAGAAATTGTTGAAGATTTGGAAGTAACAATTGTTAATGATTGTGATGGAATTGGTTATCAAAAATTTGTAGATATGTTCTCTCCATATATGAAGATTAGAGAAATTGTTATGGAAAAGAATGGGGGTCCAGGAGATTGTCGTCAATATGGTTTAGATAATACTTCAAATCCTTTGGTTACATTTATTGATGCAGATGATACATTTGCTCATGCATTTGCATTAAAGATTTTGAGAAATCAGTTGTTGTTAGAACCTCAAAATGCTTGTTGTTTTAGTTCATTTTTGGAAGATCAAAGAGTAACATATTTGAATCATCAACAAGATTCTGTATGGATGTTTGGTAAGCTTTATAAAAGAGCATTTTTACAAAAATATCAAATTCGTTTCCCTTCAAATAGTCGTTCCAATGAAGATAATGGATTTAATATGATGTGTAAGCTTTGTGCTAATCAACAAGAACAAATTAAATATATTCAAGATATTACCTATTATTGGCACTTTAAAGAAGATTCTATTACAAGAAAAGATAATTGTAATTATTCATATAATGGTAGTTTTCTTGGATATACTGATAATATGATTGAAGCATTAAAACATGCTGAAAAAATGAATCCATTTAACGGAAATATTTTACTTGAAAAAGCTCGTATTTTCTGTAATTTGTATGAATATTGGTTGGAAACTGGTGTTAGAGATAACCGATATGAAGACCAAAATTGGAAGTCATGTGTTAAATTCTATAAAGAAATTTATAGAGAAATAAAAGATAAAATCAATGACAATATATTGGCTGAAATTTATAATTCAGTAATGAGAAATTGTTATGCTGGAAATAAAATGGCTGGTATTGTTCCAAAGATAGGCTTCAAAGAATTCATTCAAGCTATGGAAGATGAATGTGTTAAAGAAGAAAAGAAAAAGAAGGGTTAATACCCTTCTTTTTTATTGATTTATTCTTTCTTCTAAAGCTCTTATTCTTTCTTCTAATTCAGTAATTTTTTCATTATATGTATCAGCATCAATAAATCCATCAATACCTCCTGGAACTGTTAAAACACCAGTTTTTAAATTAACAGTAGGAGAGAATTTTTTAGATAATTTTAAAATATCTTTTCCAGAAGATTCACAAGAACAATCACAATCATTATCTTCACAGCAATCATGATTATCAATAGTTGTTAAACAAATTTTTGCTTCAATATCTGCACAACTATTTTTTATAGTTACTTTTGATTCATCTTCAATAGGATTTGTAATTTGTCTCCAATAAAGTTTATCAATTAAAGGATTTCCAATATTGTTATTAGATACTGAAATAAAGAAGTTATCATTATTATCTCTAACCATATCACCTAATTGATATAGAGTTTCTCTATCCCAACCATCTTTTGATGGCTCTGAAGATTCAAAATTCCCACAAAAATATGGCAAATCTTTAAAATGATGCTCACCATCAGAAAATTTACCTTTATTTGTTTCTATTTCATATAAAAGATATCCTAATTGATAGATTCTATCTTCATTTTCAAAACCTTCTTTTGTATCATAAGCAATAGTTTTAAATTCCATTCTTCTTAACATAATTTACTCCATAAAGTATATGATTATTTATCTTGATAAAGTGTGGGTTTGGAAAATATAATATGAATAAATAGTTATATATAACTATTTAAGGTAATATTATGGAAACAGATATTGTAAAGGTTAGAGAAAAACTTGCTAATGATTTATTATTAAGACTCGGAGATGAAATGATTGATGTTGAATTGACTCCTCATCAATTACAAAAATGTATAGATTTAGCATTAGCAAAATTAAGACAAAGAAGTGATGCATTTGTTGAAGAAGCATTAGTTTTATTAACTTTAAAAAAGAATCAAAAAGAATATATTTTACCTGATGAAATAATTGAAATACAACAAATATATCGTAGAGGTTATGCAAGAGCATATGGTTCAACTGGTGGTCAAAATATGGATCCATTTCAACAGGCTTGGACAAATGTTTACATGGCAGGTGCTATAAATGGTGTTAAAACTGGTGGTTTAGTAACTTATGAACTCCATAATAACTACTTAAAAACTGCTGGTAGAATGTTTGGAAGTTATATAAACTATTCCTTTAATCCTAATACACATAAATTAATTATTGCAGAAAATCCTCGTGCAGATGATGAAATAATATTGTTACATAGTTATGTTGATAAACCTCAATGGGAATTAATTCAAGATAGATATGCTGGATTATGGATTGAGAATTGGGCATTTGCTGAAGCAATGGAATTATTAGGAAGAATTAGAGCAAGATTCCCATCACTTCCTGGTCCAAATGGTCAAGTTTCTCAAGATGGAAATGAGTTAAAAACTCAAGCAAAAGAAATGAAAGAAGAATTAACAAAAGAATTACAATTCTTTGTTCCTGGTGGAGATATTGTTAATCCAATTTATTTAGGATAAAATGATGAAAGATTATAGATTTTTAATAGAAAATACATTAGAAAATATGGATTTAAAAATTAGTGATTTTTGGTTATTTGAAGGAATAACTGAATTTGCTAAACAATTTCCAAAAATGCCTGAAGAAAAATTAAGAAAATTTTTAGCATTAGACCCAACATATAAAGGTGGAGAACAAGTTGGTAAATATGGAAATTGGATTATTAGATTGTTTTATAATAATTTAAAAAATTCTGAAATGATGCAACAATATAGAGATTTTTATACTAAAAATAATGGTATAAATCCTAAAACTGGTAAGGTTATTGAAAAACCAGAATTATTACCAGCAACTCCTTGGGAAGATGCTGATAAATTACCTAATTTATTAAAACAATACGATATGTTAAAAAATAAAATTAAAAAACCTATTACAGATTTTAAAAGTATTCCTGAATTATATCAAGCAATAGATGCTATTACAAATGAGGGTGTACCTCAAGATAAAAAAGCAATGGAAAGATATTATATTTTTAAAAATGCTGAAAAGAAAGGTCTTAAAATTATTTACAATGATAAAGATTGGATAATAGGCATTCCAGAAACATTTGAATCATCAAAAATGTTTGGTAATGATACAAACTGGTGTACAACTGCTCATAATGGAATGTATTATGATAGATATTTAAATCAATATGGTGGGCAATATTATATATTATTGGATAAAGAAACTGGTGAATTATTTCAATTTCATTTTGAATCAAATCAATTTATGAATGAACATGATCATCAAATTGATATGTATAATTTTACAGAAGAAGAACCTAAAATATGTGAATTTTTAAATGAATATAAAAATAAATTAGTAAAAACAAAATCAGAAGAAGAAATTGAATATGATAAAATTACACAATTATTAAACTCATTTAATGAAATATGTTCTGATCCTAAAAGAATTAATAGACAAATCTTATATGAAAATTATACAGATGATATTAAAATAGAAGGTGATAAAATTACTGGTCAGTTTGATTTAGATTCATTGAAATCAATTGTTTATTCAGAGGATGATATGAGTTTAAAAACAATGTGTGGTTTATTAACAGATTTTTATAGTCATTATGATTTTGGAGATTATAGTTTAGATGATTATAATTATTATGATGATGTATGGAATGATAATGCTGAATTATATAATATTGAAGAACAATATAATTGGGATAAAATATGTGAAATATATTATGAGAATTTTGATGATGATGAAGAAGTTCCAGACGATATTAAATCAATAATTAATGATGATTTTTATAATGATGTTGGGTTGTTATCTTGCTTGCATGATTGTTCATATGCAGGAACTGAAGATGAGTGTTATAAAGATATAATTGATCAATTGAAAGATGAATTACCAATGACAGGACCGGTTTATGAAGATACTAATGGATTAAAAGCTGATTTTGAAATTGATAAAGATGATTTATGGAAAATATATTATATTCAAAATAGAAAAACAGATAAAGATGTACCAAATTTAGAAAATGTTTTAAATAGAAAAGAATTTCAAAGAGAACCTGAACAATTATCATTTTTAAAAGAAGATATGAAAGCAGATTGGTTTCAATCTTGGATTAAAAACGAAGATGATGATGAACCTTATTATGAACAAGAAGATGAAGATTGGTTATACATCTGGCGTGTAATACATGGTAAATGTGAATTAGATGATGGAACTTATGGAGCATTTACTATTAAGGAACCTTATAATGGTTGGGAAGGATTTGATAAAGAAATGTTTGAAGAAGCTTGTAAGAGTGCTGCATATAGAATCTCACAATGTTTATTAAAAGATAGTATTAAAAAACATAGCTTAAAAAATGAAGAAAAAGATGATACAGAAGTTGATAAACAAATTTCAGAGGTATTAAGAATAGCAAAATGAGAATAAGTAATTTTGGAAATATTGTTAAAAGTTCTAAAAAAGATTTTTTGAAAGAAAATTATCTTTCTTCTGAATATGAATGGGGTTTTGAATTAGAAGGTTGTGTTCATTCATCATTATCATATAACTCTATTACTACTTATGAATTTTTAGAAAATTTAATAAATGATTATGAATATCAATATAAAAATGGAGATATTTCTAAAGAAACTTATGAGATATGTCAAAAACTATATGATGCTACTATAAATAATGCTGATAGTCAATATATATTAGAATTATTAAATAATGATTCATTTAGAGATGAAATATGGGATTATACAACATTTGATCCTACAGATAGAACTAATGGATTATCTCATGCAGAGTTTGAAGAAGTTCATGATTTAATTTTTGAAACATTTCAAAAATATAATTCTAATGGTAATTGGGGTAAAATGACAGATGATGGTTCAATAAAACCAGATTATGAATTTGATTATACTTTTGAGTATGCTACACCACATATGCCTTTTAAACCATCTGTTATAGAAGATATGATAAAATTTTTTAAAGAATTAGATAAAACAGAATTTTATGTAAATGATACCTGTGGTTTTCATATTCATTTATCTTATCCTGATATTAATAAAAATGATTTAATATGGGTTTTATGTTGTTTAGCAACTAATGAGAAAGTTGTTAACATGATTTCTTATTTGGATCATTCTGGAATAAGATTATTTAATAAAGGTAATGATAATTATGGAACAATAGATGTTATTGATTTTATTAGGAATGAAATTGAAGAAGAAGATTGGTTTGAATTAGGAGAAACTTTAGCAAGAGATAAACAAACTCTTTTTAGAATACATCCTCAAGGAACACTTGAATGGAGAGGTCCAAGAAACTTTTTAACAAGTTCTTATGATAAATTAAATGTAGAAAACCTTTATGACTTATTTAAAAATCTTTACAGATTAACCCAATTTATTAGTAGTTGTTTGAATAAAAAAATTTTTGAATATAATGGTAAAAAATATGAAAGAACAGAAGTATTGAAAAATATTTTATCTCAAGTAGGTGGTATTGCTACAAACAAATTTAAAATTTCATCGGAAAATTATTATGAAGAACTTATTAATGAAGTTATCAGAAATGGTTTCAATGAAGAATTTTTAAGAAGTTATTTAAAAGATAATAATAAACTTCTTATGTTTGTAAATAAATTAAAAGAAAAAATTGCTGAAAAGGGATATAATTTAAAACCAACCATGAATAATTTAACATTTGAGAAGATGTATAATTATTTTAATAAATTAACAAAGAAGAATATATTATATCCTTATAAAAAGCAGATATTAGATACATTAGAAATTAATGACCCAATAGAATATTAAAAGAGGAGTTATGCTCCTCTTTATTTTTCTAATTCAGTATTCCAATATGCTTCACTTAACCAATCATTATAAAGTTCGTTTTTAATTTGTTGATTTTTTTCTAAATCTTTTATAGAAGGAACTTTTGGTTTAGAAAGTAATTTCATACCAACTTGTTCAGCAGTTTTTGAACCTTTTCTGTTATTACAAGCTTTACAACAAGTAACAATATTTTCCCAAACAGTTTCACCACCACATGCTCTTGGAATAACATGATCAAATGTTAATTCTTCTGGAGCAAATTTCTGACCACAATATTGACAAGTATAGTTATCTCTTAAATAAATATTTTTTCTAGAGAATTTTGGTTTGTGACTAACTTTAACATATCTATTAAGCATAACAATTTTAGGAAGTTTTAATTCCTTGTTTTTAACAAAAATAGATTTATCATATTCTTGAATAACATTAATATGACCTTTAAATAATGCCTTTAAAACCTTTTTCATAATATTTAATGATAATGGAAATCTTGATAATGGAGTTCCATCACTATTTAATATTAAAACTGGCAAATAAGCCAAATCTTTACTTTTCTTTTTCATATCTATTCTTTCTTAATAAAAAATGCCCTCAAAAAGTTTCTTTTGAGAGCATTATAAAATGTTTTTTAATGTTTGTCAAGAATTATTTTTTCTTTTTTGCTTCTAAAATAATCTTGCTTGCTCTCGTATATCCACAACCATTTTCAATAAGTTTTTTGATATATCTTCTATCTAAAGCATTCCATTCATCTTTATTTGCTTTAGAATATCTTACTTTTGCTGTTTCATAAATTGCTTTAATTTTTTCTTTTGGTGAAACAGCTTCACATTTAATGCAATTCAATGGTTCTTTAAAACCTTCAGAAGCATCTTTACCAAAAGTTGCTGTATCAACTGTTTTCTTTTCAACAGTTTTTTCATCTTCTGGTTTTAATGCTTTATTAGGTTTATTAGCAAAAGAAGATTCATCAGTAACAATTGTAGGTTTAACTGTTGCTTCTTCTAATTTAACACCAGCATTTCTTAAAGCTTCTGAAATTTCAACATCAAATTCATCATTATCTTCATCTAAAATTTCTTCTTCTTCACAAATGCATTTTTCTTTTCCGCATTTAGGACAACATTTAGAATCATCTTTTTCTTCTGAAATTTCTTCAGCATAAATTTCTTGTTCTGATTTAGCATCAGCATTTTCAAGAATAGATTTAATTAAAGCATCCATTGATTCAGAAATTCTTTCAGATTCCTCATCATCTTCATCTTTTAATTTTTTAGAAGCATTGAATGTTTCATCTTCAGTTGCTTTTGGTAAGAGAATATCTTCATCTAATTCTTCTTCATTATCAGCTAGTTCCCAATCAAAACCATAATGAGTAAATCCACTTTCATCAGAAATAGCATCAGAAATTTCATCATCAATATCAAAATCTTCATCATGATAAACATCAATTATCATTTCATCATCTAATCCTAATTCTTTTGGATCATCACCATCTGTATCCCATTTAATGTTATAAACTCTAACTTTAACATTTCCTGATGGAATAGATTTTTCTTCATCATCTTTACCAAATGTATCTTCATATCTTGCCAATTTATCATCTGAATATAATTTAGCATTATCTTCTTTTGATTCAGTAATTTCCATATCATCAATTTCTACTTCATCATCTGTTGGTTCAATTTCTTCATCAAATTCAATATCATCAACAACAGGTTCATCCATATCAATTTCAGAATCCATATCAAAATCATCTTCAAAAGAATCCATTTCTGATTCTGGATTATCTGAAGGATTTTCAACATCAGATGGTAATTCATTATCAATACCTTCTAAATCACTATCTTCAAAAGAAGGTTCATCTGTGTCAATAGTATCAGAAGTAACTACTGTTGTATCCATTTCAGGTTCCATATTAATATTAGAATCTAAAGAACCCATATCATCTTGAGGTAATGTTTCAATAGTATTTTCAGGGGTTGGTAAATCTGGAGTTGATGTCATATCCATACCACCAACATCAGCATTTCCAGAATCTGCCTGAGCTGCAGCTGACATCATTTGAGATAAAGCATTTGCATCAGTTGTTTCTAAGCCGTTTATTGAAACAGAATATTGTGTTTCATTAATTTTCTTTTTAGCCATATCTATATTCTCCATAATTTTTTTAATATCTTTTTGGGTTTTTGAAATAATTTCATTATTGGACAAATTTTTTAAAGAGATGTTATTTTTATCGTTCATATTAATAATTTCAAATTGTTCATTTGGGTTGTCATTAATATAAACAATATCACCAACAGCCATTTTTTCAGTTGGATAGTCAGATGGTGTTGTATCAACATCTTTAAAAATAGAATTATAAATCTGATGAGGATTTGCATTATTTTCTAATGCTGATAAATCAACAGATTTAGAAATAGATTTTGTATCTCCGTAATTTCTCTTTAAATCGGATAAAATACTTGTTCTTTTTCCATCCATAATTTAATTCCTTAAAAACACTTATAAAATTATTTATCTTAAATGATTTGTGGTTATTTAATTATTAAAATATATGATAAATAATGTTGTAATAGATATTGAGGTTAAGTATATGGAAGCAAACTATTGGTATCATGGGCAAGTTAGAAAAATTATTTTACATACTTTAAGAATATTTTCTAATTTTTGTATTTCAACTGGTGTTGATAAAGAAGGAAATCCAATATTAAGACGAGTTCCGGTAACATTTATGTCATCAGATAAATCAGCATTATATCAGATTAATAATGCTACTGATACAATTATTGAAACATGCCCAAAAATGGTCTTAACAATTTCTGAAATAAGAATGAATAATGATAGAATGTATGCTGCTCCATATGAACCATTAGAAAGTGAAATTACAGAAAAGAAATGGAATGAAGAAACTGGTAATTATGAATATGATATTGGTAATACATATTCAATTACCAGATTAAATCCTATACCGATTGGTATTGTTTTTAAATTATATGTTTTAACAACTCTACAAACACAAAAATTTGAATTATTTGAACAAATAAGAACAATTTTTTCTCCAACACTTGAATTACAAACTTCTGAAAACCCATTAGATTGGACAAGAGTTACAGCAATAGTAATGACAGGAATAAATTATTCATCAAAAGGAACAACAAATCTTGACTCAACACAATTAGATGCAATGGATTTTACATTTGAAGTTAATACAAATTTGGATGCTCCGGCATTAATAGAAAAATCAAATGTTATAGAAACTATTGTAACAAGTATATATCCAACTGATGATCCAGAAGAAATTTATGGTTGGGATTTTGATGATATTTATAGAACATATTATACACCTCATAAATCAAGTATAGTAGTGAGTGATAATAGTAAAGTATTATTAAGACCTGGGACTTATGAAAATTGGTATAAGTTATTTGAAGCTTATGGTATTCCATATAATTCATCAAAATTAAATACTTATTTACATTGTAAATTAAATAATAGTAAAGAAATATATGGTATTGTAACTGTTGATACATATGATAGCTTAAAATTGAATTGGAATATTGAAGAAGAAACATTACCAAAGAGTAATTTAGAAGATATTAATGGAATAATTAATCCCCATGAATATACACCTCAATATATTAAAGGAGAAAGATATTTAATTTTATCACCTTTAGGTTCTGGTTCAGAATGTTGGGGTATTTTAAAGGATGAAAATGATAATGATTTGATATCTATTGATTCAAATTGTATTATTGAGTATGATGGTGAAAATTGGGTATTAAAATTAAATCCTTCTCAAAATCCTAATGAATATTATGTTAAAGATAAATCTGATGAATTATTATATACATGGAATGATGAATATCAATGTTGGACAGATGTTGTTAATGGAACATATAGAGAAGGATATTGGAGAATTTCTCAAATGTGAGGATTATTTAATGAAAGTAAAAAATGTATATAAATTAAAAGATAAATTATTAGAATCAAGAATTATAGATTTTAAAACATTTTTTTGTTCAACAATAGGAAAATTGTTAGAATATGCTAAAGTTATAGGAAAAATAAGGTTTATATATGATCCATCAATAGGTAAATTTGCAATAGGTCATGCTAATTATAATATTCATATAAATTTATTTGGTGATTTGATTAATTCAGGAAAATATGGTGATAAATTTAATGATTATGATGATGAAGAAAAAGATGAATATTATGGAGGTAATATTGAAGGTCCTGAATTAACTGGTGCAATTATTATGAAGAACCAAACAAAAGATATATTAAAAGATATGCCGGATACTACACGAGTTGTTTATGAGTATTCTACATTTTATCTTTGTAATGGATTGTGGTTTAAAGATAAGATTTCTGAATATCTTCAAGAAACACCTAAAAAGATTGATTAAGATAAATAATTATATGATTAAAATGAGGAATTTGTTATGGAATTAAAAGATATATTAGCAAGTGTTAAGAAAACTTATTCATTTATTGTTAAAATAGCTGCAGAAGTTAAACCTGCTGATTTTAAAGATATTGATGTTATTTTACAAGTAAAAGGTATGAGTAAAAGAACTAATCCAGAATCATTGAATTTAGCATCTTTACCATTAGATTTTCCTAGATTAAAGGATTATTATGGAAGAATCTATAAAATGCAAATTGATTTTGATTACCCTATTACTGAAAATCAATTAAGAAATGAAATTTGTAATGGTCTTTGTTTAGATAAAGCATTTGTTATAGTAAGAAATGCTGATTCTCCATTGGAACAACAAGAAGAAAATTATTTAAAATATAAAGATGATAATGGTGAATCAATTCTTATGGATGATTCAGATAAATCAGATATTAATGTAGATGATTTATATGGTGATGTTTATAATGAAGAATTAGTTAAATTACTTCAATCCAAAGAAGCAAAGAAGTATCAAAATGAATTTAAAGAAGTTGATCCAAAATATTATAATAAAGGTGCTTAAATAATATGAGTAGATTATCTGATATTAATAAAATCTTAAAAAGAGCTGGTATATCTGAAGGATATGTCCAAAGAAATACTAGAGATGAAAAGTATGATATAGAATATAATTCAGATTATATTGAATTTGAACCAGAAATGAGATTTATTGATAAAGATGATGTTGAATGGATAGTTCTTGATGTTAGAAATAATAAAGTTTTAATGCTTTCAAAAAAAGGTGAATATGAAGTATTTTCAGAAGATGATTTGAATTGGGAAATAGATTTAGAAAAATTTAAACCAATTTTTGATGATAGATTTTATTCTAAAGATGATTATAAACGAGCCACAGGTAAGGATTTTCCAGAAGATTCTGAAATGCTTACAGAAGATGATTCAGAAGATAAATCATTTGAAAAGCTTTTGAAAAAACATAAAGAAAATCCTAATATTGATATTAGAGATATTGCTAAAGAAATTTCTAATGGTGATATTGAAGAATATATTGGATTAATGAAACAGTATTTTGAAAAATTTGAAAAATAAGATATTGACAAATAAAAATTATTGTGTTATCCTATATCAAAATATAGGATAATTTTTTATGCATGAAATTTTAGAATACATATATGATTTATTACCATCTAATAAGAAACAAAGAAGCAATGGATGGGAATATTTTAATGCTCCTTGTTGTATATTGACTGAGAATCAAGATACAAAAAAACGAGGTAATGCAATGTTTTCTGAAGATTCATTTACCTATAATTGCTTTAATTGTCATTATCAAACAGGTTTTACATTAGGTCAATATTTAAGTAAAAAATGTGAACAATTATTAAGATTATCTGGAGCATCAGATGAGCAAATAAAAACTCTTAAAAAAATGATTAAAGAGTATAATGAACAAAATAATGAAGAAACATCTGAAAAGAAAATTGTTTATAGACCAAGAAACATTAGAAAAATTCCTGAGATGTATGAATCAATTAATAAATCTATTAAAGAAAAAGTTGATTCACCAACATTAACAAAGGTTATGAATTATATTGTTCAAAGAAATCCTCATTTATTAGAATGGGCAGATTTGATGTGGGCAGAAGGTCAAAATCATTTTTTAATTCCTTGTTATGAATTTGGTGAAGTAGTAGGATATACATTAAGAAGTTTGGATGATTATTCTAAAAATAAGTACATACATTATACACCAGAGGGTTATGTTCATAATTTTGATTCATTATTAAAAGAAAGGAAATACAATATTTTATGTGAAGGTGACTTAGATGCATTGGCAGTTGATGGAATAGGTATCCTTTCATCGGAATTTACACCAGAAAGATTAAAAAGAATTTTGACTTATAATAATGGTCAAGAATTAATTGTATGTCCTGATAGAGATAAGGCAGGAGCAAAATTGGTTAAACAAATACTTGATGAAGATTTGCCTTTTTCAGTATCTTTTCCTAATTGGTCAAGAGGAATAAAAGATGTTGAGGAAGCAACAAGAAAATACGGTAGATTATATACCATTTATACTATAATTGGTATGAAAGAAAAAGATAAGCAAAAAATAAAATTTGAAGCATTAAAATGGTTTAGTTAGGAGAAAATTTATGAGTAAAATTTGGAATCCAAAAGGTTGGAAATGTTCATTATTAAGTTGTAATGATAATATATTTGTAGAAGCAATTGATGAAGCAGAATATCAATCAGATTTAGCTTATGGTAAAATTATTTCTTGCCCACATGATAATTGGTTAGATGATATTGGTAAAAATAATAAGGTTATTCTATTTAAAAAGAATAAAAACACTTTTGGTTTTATATCATCTTATGATAATTTATATCATGGGTGTTATGCTATTAAAGCAGAAGATATTTTAGGTCAATTTTTTAATCAAGAAAAAACAGAGGAATGAAAAATGAGTTTTATTGTAATCAATGATAATCCTACAATTTGTGCTATGGCATTAGATGATGCTTTATTAAATAGAAAGATAATTGAGGTAGCACAAACATTATCAGTAGTAATGAAAGATAATAAAAATATTTCAAATCTTCCTGATAATCTTTATACAACAACATTTGCTAGTAAAGCAAATAAAGATTGGGTAGCAAGTTCTAAACATAATTTTAGATGGTCATGGTTATATTTAAAAGCATTATGTGATGAATATAGATATAGATTTGATGAAACACATAAATGTGAATATATCTATTTGGTAGCAATGAATTATGAGAATTATTTTCCAAATGAAGATTTTACACCGTTTATTAAAGATTTTTCTTCAAAAACTCCTAATTATAATGAATTAATGGAAACTCTTAATCCATTCAATGCTTATAAAAAATACTTGACAAATGAGTGGAGTTGTGGTAAAAATAATAAATGGACAGGTAGGGATAAACCAAATTTTGAGGGATTATTGTAATGGATTTTGATAAAAAATTACAAGAACATAAAGATGGAATAAAGAAATATTTAAGTTTTATCGTTAATCTTTTAGCATCAAGAGCATTAACGCATGATAATTCAAAAAATTCTGATGAAGAATATAAGTATTTTAAAATGGCAAATACCGTTGACAGAAATCAATTTAAAACTTATGAAGAATATTTGAATTATATTAAACCAACTCTTGACAAAGGATTAAAACATCATTATAATGTTAATAGACATCATCCAGAATATTTTGATAATGGAATTGATGATATGACTTTAATAGATATTCTTGAGATGATTGTTGATTGGAAAATATCTATTGAACAGAATGGTAAGGATTTATATAAAGAAATTGATTACAATTTTAAAAAATATAATGTGTCTGAACAATTACAAAAAATTATTTTAAATACATATAAATACATTGATAAATTAATGAAAGAGGAATAATGAGTAATTATGATGAACAAGACCAATTAATGATGATAAATTTTATCATTAGTGATGGTTCTATATATACACAATTAAAACCAATTCTTAAACCTGAATATTTTGATAAAAAATTTCAGGTAGCAATATCTTATTTAAATAATTTTACTAATCAATATTCAACACTACCTACAATAGAACAATTAAATAATGAATCAAGAAATACATTTTCTAAAATTGATGGGATAGAAGGAAATCTTGGTGTAAGACAATCTATTTTAGATGGTGTTGAAGGATTTTGTAAAAAAAGAGCATTAGAAATTGCTATTAATGACTGTTATGAAAGATTACAAAAAGGTGATACTTCATCATTAGATTCAATAATTAAAGAAGCACAATCTGTTGGTATTGCAAAAGATTTAGGCATTAATATGTGGGAAGGTGTTACAGATTATCTTCATAAACTTGATAAAGAAATGGGTGTAATATCTACTGGATTAAAGGAATTAGATAATTGTTTTGATGGTGGTTTATCTTGGGGTCAATTAAATTATGTAGTTTCACCTAGTGGTGGTGGTAAGTCATTATGTATGGCAAATCTTGCTGTTAATTGGGCAAAAATGGGTTATAATGTAGTTTATTTAACTCTTGAATTGGATAAAGAATTGGTTGCAAAAAGAATGAATTCAATGTTTTTAAATATGCCTTATAGAGAAATTAGTAAAAATATTGATAAGGTTGCTTATAATATTGAATCATATGCTCAAAATAATAAACCAGGTGTTATACAAGTAGCTGATTTGAAAATGGGTTCAAATGCTAATGATATTAATGCTTTTTTACAAGCATATGAAATATCATCAGGAATTGTTCCTGAAATAATTGTTGTAGATTATGCTAGTATTTTAACACCTTGTGATAAACGAGTTGATAAGAATAATATTAATTTAAAGGATAAAGCAATAGCAGAAGAATTAAGAGAAATTGCTAGAGAAAGAACACATAATGGTAAAAGAACTATGGTTATGAGTGCTAACCAAATTACAAAAGATGCTTTATCAGAAATGGAATTTACATTGAGTAATATTGCTGGTGGAACAACACTTGTTCAAACTTGTGATAATTTATTTAGTGTTAGAACAAATCCTGCTATGAAACAAGCTGGAGAATATGAAATTAAAATAATGAAATCTAGAAATTCTGGAGCTACTGATAAAAAATTTAAAGTAGGTTACAATAAAGATTCATTATTAATTTATAATATAGAAGAAACTACTGAAAAAAGTCCAGTAGATGTATTAAAAAATAATAATGTTAGTGAAGCAATAGCAAAATTAACATCAATGAATAGTAATTGATAATATTGGATAAATATATTTAGAATATTTAATGGAGAAAAAATATGAGAGCAAATTTTATTAAAATGCTTTGTGAAAATGAAATTAAATCTACTGAAATGGCTTTAGCAACTGAAAATATAGGGAACGAGTTGCAATCTATGGTAGAGAAGCTTACAAACATTAAAACAAAGGATTTAGCTGAATTGGTTAAAAAGATTAAATTTGATAATGATATTGAAGCTGGAGAATCTTTTAATCAATCAATGTCTGAAAAATTGGATCAAGCTATTCAAACATTAACTGATATTAAAGGTTCTATTGATAATGAAGTTGTTTCATTATTTAATGGAGAAGGTGTATCAGATGGGTCTGAAGAAGATTTGGGTGCTGATTCAGTAGATTTTGAAGATTCAGATATGGCATCAGATTTTGGTGATGAAGAAGTTCCTGAATTTAATCCTGATGAAGAATCATCTGAAGAAGATTTAGGTGATTTAGGTGATATAGATTTAGGTGATGAAGTTAGAATGGAAAAATAATGAACGATAAATTAAGACAAAACATTATTATGAGTTTATCAGCATTGTTCAATCAAGCTAGAAGTAATGGTATTGAACAAATGGATTTATTAAAGGTTGTTGAGTATATTAATGATACATTTAGAATACAACTTGATCCATCAAATATGGAAGATATATTAAATAATATAGATATTGTTAGTGATATTAATGATGATGTTATAACAATAGCTGGTAAAGAAGAATCTAATGAAGATGAAGAAGCTATGGATAATGTTGAAGATACGGCTTCTGAACAAGCTTATGATAATCTTACATCAGAATCATTTGTTGGAAAAGAACTTGATATTAATAAGATTAAGTTAAATGAATCTATGGAAGATTATTTTATTCTTAAAGGTGCTAAAGATAATAATGTTAATTTAATTTGTTGTAATTATGATTCATCAAAAAGAAATTTAAGATGTAGATTAAAAGATAAATCTATTACAGTAAACATTAACTTAAAGGATTTATAATGTCTTTTGAAACAGCAACAGAAGCTAAACAAGAAGCAAGATGGTCTGAAATAATTGAATCAGAAATTTCTGCTATTGAAACAGAAATTGAAAATGCTGTTTCAGAAGGTAAATTTACAACAACTATTTCTGATACTATTATGACAACTCCATACGATTTTTGTGATTGTGAATTAAATGGAGATGGATATTCAGATAATTTTAAATATGAATATTATAAAGTATGGAAGCAAGAAGTTGAAAATATGCCTTGTCAAGATGCTATGAATCAAGTAATTAAATATTTTTCTGATAGAAAATATGCTATATCAAGACAAACAAATCCTTATACAAAAAATTCATTTTTTTGGATAGTCAGTTGGAGTTAAAAAAGTTCTTGACAATTTGAAAATAGTATGTTATAAGAGTGTTATAAAGATGATTTTATAACACTTTTTTTGAAAGGAATTTAATAATGAAATATGTTATTTTTCACTGTGGCAAAGATTGGGGAATTGTTACAAGTGAAAAGGCTATTGCATTAACTTCTGAATATGACAATAATAAAGTTGGAAGTGAACATTATTCAAAAACCAATTATCATTGGTTTCCTAAATCAATGGTTAAAATATCTGATGGCAAAATTGCTGGTGATGAATGTCGTGATGTTCAGATTCCATACTGGCTTTTTAGGAAAAAATCCATATATCCTAATGAAATATGGGCATACGGTTATGAAATTGTTGATATGGATTAAGGAGAAATAAAATGAAGAAAGTATCTTTAAAGAAAGCAATTGAAATAGTATTTCCAGGTGCATCAGATATTAAAATTAATAAAATGTATTATGAATGTTCAGGTTTTTTTAATGTTGGAGAACAAGTTTATTATATTAGTTCACCAGATGTAAGATTTAGAGATATTAATTCATTGTCATTAGGAATGATGTACAGAACAGCAAAAGATAGAAAAGATTATACTGGTGGAACAAATCAATGGGATTTTAATCAAAAATTACAAGAAAAAGGATATATTCTATCATCTGTTCCTCATAAAACTTGTTAAAAAAATATTGACAAAAGATTGAAAATGTAATATAATATACCTAAATAATATATTAGGTATATTTTTTATGGAGAAAAAATTAATGAGAGTAGGTTATACTATACATGATAAAGAAAAAGAAATTGTTTTAACAAATTCACCAGAAGGATGGAAAGTTATTTGGGATTTTAAATCTGATATTCAACCATTATTTGATCATGTGATTGTTGAATTAGACGAACAAAAAGAAGTTTCAAGAGGTGGTATTTTAATTCCAGAAGATACAAGAGAAAATTCTTCAACTGGTGTTGTGATAGCAATAGGAGAAGGTGCTGTTAATGATAAAGGTGAAACAATTCCAATGTTTGTTAAACCAGGTGATAGAGTATTCTTTTTAAGAGATGCTGGAATAAATATCAAACAGGTTAATGAAAATCAAAGAATGATTAGACAAACTGAAATTTTAGGTATTTTGAAATAATTGGAGAAAAATATGCAAATTAAAAAAGTTATTAAAGGTGATGAAGCTAGACAGAAATTGTTTAATGGTTTATCAGTAGTTGCTGATTCAGCAAGTGTTACATTAGGTCCTGCAGGAAGAAATGTTGCTATTGCTCAATCTTATGGACCAACAAGAGTTACAAAGGATGGTGTAACTGTTTGTAAATCAATCTTTTTATCAGATGGTGCCGAAAATGAGGGAGCAAAAATGATGATTAATGCTTCTGAAAAAACTAATAGAAATGCTGGTGATGCTACAACTACTACTTGTGTTATTGCTAAAGCAATTGCAGAAGAAGGTTTAAAACTTATTGCTAAAGGTGTTAAATCAACAGATATTAAAAGAGGTATTGATAAAGCAGTTGAAGAAATCGTTGAAGATTTAAAGAAGCATTCTAAAGAAGTATCTGGAAGTGAAGATATTTTGAATATTGCTACTGTATCAGCAAATGGTGATGAAAGTGTTGGTAAATTTATTTCAGATGCTATGGAAAAGGTTGGTAAAACTGGTGTTGTAACAGTTGAAGAAGGTAAAGGATTAAAAACTGAATTAGAAATTGCTGAAGGTATGCAATTTGATCAAGGTTATCTAAGTCCATATTTTATGACTAATCCAGAAAGACAATTGGTTGAATTTGATAATCCTTTAATTTTCTTATATGATGGTAAAATTAATTCATTAAATAGTATTTTACCATTATTGGAATCAGTACAAGGTTCTGGAAGACCTTTGGTAATTATTGCTGATGAAGTTGATGATCAACCATTGTCTGCAATGGTATTGAATCATGTAAGAGGAGTATTATTGAGTTGTGCAGTTAAAGCACCAGGATATGGTGATATTAGAAAATTTACTATGGAAGATATAGCTATTTTAACAGGGGGTGAATTTATTTCTACATCTTTCGGTAAAAAATTAGACCAACTTGATGCTTCTGTTTTGGGTTCTTGTGATAAAATTAGAATTACACCAACTGAAACAATTATTATTGGTGGACATGGTGATAAAGAAAAATTACAAGAAAGAATTGATTCTATTAGTTCTGAAATTGAAAATGTTGAATCATCTTATGATAAAGAAAAATTACAAGAAAGACTTGCTAAATTAACTGGTGGAGTTGCTGTAATTAAAGTTGGTGGTGCAACAGAGGTTGAAGTTAAAGAACTTAAAGATAGAGTTGATGATGCTATTTGTGCTACAAAAGCTGCTTTAGAAGAAGGTGTATTACCTGGTGGTGGTATTGCTTTATTGAGAAGTAGAAATGCTATTAGTTATATTGGAACTGAAGATGAAGTTCGTGGTATGCAGATAGTTTGTAATGCTCTTGAAAAACCTATTAAAACCATTGTAGAAAATGCTGGTAAATCTGGTGAAGTGGTTATTGAAAAGGTTTTAGATAATGCTGATAATGGAAACTATGGTTATGATGCTCGTAATGACAAGTATTGTGATATGATTGAAGCAGGTATTCTTGATGCTACAAAAGTTGTTAGATGTTCTTTGGAAAATGGTGCTTCAATTGCTGGACAATTATTGACAGTAGAATCATTAATTATAGATGATGTTGATGAAAACCTTAAAATGATAAAAGGTGTTGGACAAGCTCAACAAATGATGTAATTAAAAACCCTCTCAAATGAGAGGGTTTTGATTTTTAGTTTGTTATAACTTTACCATTTTCGTCAACAGGTATTTCAATGATTGGAATGATGCCAGATACAACTGTTGTATTGACTGCTGCTTGTACCCAATATGGTTCTTGTCCTGTTCGTATAGCAATATTAAATAATCTTAATCCAGAAAAACCACCTGAAGTAGTAGTAGGGATAGATGACCAGAGTCTATTTGTTTTACCACTACCATCCCCTAAATATAAATTTTCTAATGAAATACTATCATCTGATAAACTAGTATCTAAAGAATCTAAAATAACTCTATTTTGCATAATAGTATTTAATTCATAAACATTTGGAAGTTGAGCATCATATGTTTTATCATCTAATATTAATGATGTAGATTGTCTTGCAATACTTTGAGGAGTATCAATATCATATTCAAAAATATCTGTCCAATATGTTGCTGATTCTCTGCCTTCTTCCAATAAAATGTTTAAATCATCAGATGGATATCCCATTTCTGGATAAGTACCTCGTGGATAAATATTACTACTTCTTATTCTATAAATAGAATCTAAAACTATAAAGGCACTTCTAATACCGGATAAATCTGTATGAAAACCCGCAACAGTTCCTTTACCATCTATTCTATCATATAGATGAAGAACTGTACCACTAGGTGTTGGTTCACCACTTTCATTAATTATTGGACCCATTTTTCTTGATCCAACATATAAAACTCCAGCACCTTGTACTGCTAAATTAATATCCTTATCACCTATATGTAACATAGAAAAATCCTTTGATTAAATGTAGTTTTTATAAAATTATTTATTTAACTTCTTAATAAATAATTATATTAACAGAATTAATTTAAGGATTTATAAAATGACATTAATGATTGGTAGTTCAAAAATTACTCCAAGTATTTTTCCAAAAAATAATATTAAAAATCAAGATAAAACCATTACTGAAAATGGTGTTTATACAGCAGATGAAGGATATACAGGATTAGGAGAAGTTACAGTAGATGTTCTTTCTGCAAATAATGAAGATAAAGTTATTTTAGAAAATGGTGTTTATGAAGCTGATTATGAAGAAGGTTATACTGGATTAGGAGAAGTAACTGTTGCAGTAAATGCTACTGGACAAGTTCATTATCAAAATTAATAAAAAAGAGGAAGGTTATTCTTCCTCTTTTATTTTTTCTTCTAAATACTTTATCTTAAAAAATTCATAAACCTTTCCAAAATCCTCACCAGAGTGTCTTGATAAGGTTTCTTGAGTTTTCTTATCAAAAGTTTCAAGATTTACTCCATGCATTATGTCAAAAATTTTTCTCATTTTATCACATAATCCAAAGAATTTTGAATCATCATTGTATTCGCTTGGAACTTCTTCACCAAAAGTATCTGCATAAGCACAATTTATAAAATCATCCAACATATCTCCGTCTTTAAAGTTGTTAGATAAGCATTTTACTAAATCGTATTGCTTAGATAATTTCATCTGTCCCATTTTATGACAACGCATATGATTCTTACAGAAAGTTTTAGCAAAATTTCTATATTCATTTGGTGCTTTTAATCTATCACAAAGAGAATCAATTAAAGCAAGTCCTCTTAAATCATGTCCAATGTGTTTAGGTAAAATATCTTCTGGAGTGTTTCCTTTACCTAAATCATGACATAAGACGGCAAATTTAACTATTGGGGAACAATCTTGAACTCTTTTTAAAGCAATCATTGTATGCTTAAAAGAATTTTCAGACCAATGAAATTTCTTTTGTTCTTTAGCATTAGATAAATCAATGAACTCCGGAAACCAATCTTCTAAAGCATGTATTTCTAATAAGAATTCCATAAACTTATGAGAAGCATATCCTGGCTGTAATGCTTTTTCAAGTTCTTTCCAAACTCTTTCAGCAGAAAGATGCTTTAACATACCTTCTTGTGCCATTTTCCAACACAATCTCTTTGTTAAAGGTTCTACTTCAAAATTTAATTGAGCATATTGTCTTGCAACAATTAAAACCCGAAGTGGATCTTGTATAAATGTATCAGAATTTATACATCTAATAATTTTATTTTTAATATCTCCTATTCCATTAAAATAATCAATATATTCATTAGTTTCTATATCTTTTGCAATAGCATTAATTGTATGATTTCTTCTTTCACAATCTTCTCTTAATGTTGTTTCAGCAGAAAAAATAAATTCAAAATCAGTATGGCTATTACCAGTCTTTCTTTCAGTTCTTGCTAATGCTATTTCATTCCCATTATTATCAATCCATACAGGAAATTGTTTTCCATGTTTTCTACCATATAATTTATCCATTTCTTCTTCTGTATATCCAATAGCAACGTAATCTTTATCATTTGGTATAATATTTAATTCTGGATGATACTTTGAAATAAGTTCATCACGCACATAACCACCAATTAAAAAAATTTTTTTTGTATTCATTGTAAAATCTCTCCAAGTATTTATAAATAATTATAGTATAATTTTATTGGAAAGTCAAATGAATTATTATAATTTATATATGAAAATCATTAAAAATGCTAAAAGAGAAAATAGACATAAAACATCTCCAAAAAATAAAGAATATATTTATTATGAAAGTCATCATATAATTCCAAAATGTTTATGTAAAAATAAGATTTGGAAGGATTATAAAACAAATATTGTTTTACTAACAATGAAAGAACATTATATTTGTCATATTCTTTTAACAAAAATTTTTCCAAATAATAAAAATTTAATTTATGCTTGCTGGTGGATGTCTAAATGTAAAAAAGGAGTATTTTATGATAATTTAAAAAAACAATATTCAATTATTCAATCAGATATAGCTTCTAAAACATTTAAAGGTAGAAAAAAATCTAGATCCCAAATTATTAAAATGATTGAGACGAGATCATTAAGGTATGGAGATGAAATGTCTAAAAAAATGTCTGGTAAAAATAATATAGTTTATAAACCTGGTGTAGTAAATAAAATATTAAATACAAAAACCAATACTATAATAGATGGTAAAAATATGCATACAATTGGATCTGAAAGAGCCGCTAAAACTATGAAAAAAGAATATATTTTAGATAATGGTGAAAAAACAACAATATATAAAGAGAATGGGAAAAAAATATCAAAATATCTATTAGAAGAAATAATCGTTAATGGAGAAAAAATGACAAGAGCTAAGTATAAAAATTTAAATACACATAAAAAATTAAGAGAAAAAGGTAAATGGTATAAATTAAAAAATATTTTTGATGATTCTTTTGAAAAAATATTATGTGCTGCAGATATAAGAAATATTAGTCCTGGATTGGAGCATAAAACTAAAGATAATTATTTAGGAAAAAGTAAATATGCAAAAACAATGTTTAAAAGGAAAAACAAAGAAAATTTAATAGGATTATATGTAGAACAATTATAATTATATTTTTCTTTTCATTTATATCATAAAAAAAGTGCTTTGTCAAGCACCTTTTTTTAATTCTTGTATTTTTTCAAATACTTCTTTAGATTTGCATTTATCTTCTAAAATATTTCCTTTAAATTCAATATTATATTCATCACCTTTATTAAAATAAGTTGTTGGTGTAAAATCTATTGTCAAAGAATTACAATAAAACATACTTGGATATTTATAAACATGTTTTATAATACTAATATCATCATTTTTATATACCCATTCTTCTGATACATAACTATCTTCATCTTTAGTATATTTTAATTTGATTTTGTCATAATTTTTAAAAATATATTCTTTAATTTTTTCATAAAGATATTTCTGATTAGTACTAATTAAATAATCTTCCTTAAAATCTTCAAACTCTTTTTTAAAAGATTCAAACTCATCTTTATTAACAAGAGTATCTAATTTTTTCTCTAAATTATCCAACTTATCTTTTACAACACATTTTTCAAACATTAATTTTTCCTTTAATAAACAGTTTCATAAATTACTCTATTAGGATAATTTGTATCTCTAATAATTATTACTTTTGGATTATTATAATCAGGTGTATAATAAACATTTCGTGGAGTATAATATACTTCTCTTTGTTGATTATAATAATTTTGAGTTCCAACAGCTAATGATGCTCCTAATAAAACACCTACTGGTAGCCACCAACCATTATGATTGTGCCAAGATTTATAATGATTTGGCATCATGCAACCTTCACAATAATGCCAATTATAATGACGAGCATGATGTCGTGCTTCCGATATATTAGGATAAAGCATTCCTAAAACTAGAATTAAAGCTAAAATTTTTTTCATTAATTTTCTCCTAAAATTATTTCTCCAAGAGTTTTTAGATTCATTTCAGATTCTTGATTAGGATAAAGTATTCTCCAACATTTTGCATCATCTCTATTGAGATATTCCCATAAATCTTCATCTGTAAGAATTTCAGCAATAACGGATTCATCATTTGATGAATAAATTTTCATCATTTTTTCATCATATTCCCAAAGATACCAAGAAATCATATCCATTTCTGTTGGTGAAAAGAAATTTCTTTCTATAACTCTAAACGGTTTTGTCAATGTATCATTAAAATTAATTAAATCAATTTCACCATTTGATGCTTGATAAATTGCATCAATCATTTTATCAACTTTTCTTGATTTATCAAGATAATCAAAAAAATCTTCTTTAGAAATTCTTTCACTTAATTTTTTATCAATTTTAATCATATTAATATTCCTTTGTGTAAAGATAAATTACTTGATTGTAATAAAATGTTAAAATATCCATAAGATATTCAAATGATTCTGTTTTAATTTTTTCTCCATTTGGATTCTTAATAACTGCATGGTCAAATTCATATTCATAAGAATATAAATCATCTCTTACTTCATCAATATTATCTTCTCTTGTTATATAAACTTTTCGCATTACTTTTCCTTTCATAATTTTCTTTATGAATTATTATTAACATAATAAAATAAGGTTGTCAAGTATTATTTTTAACTTTTTTGAATTTTTTCAATAATTTTTTCTTGTGTTAATTTTCTTAGATACTTATTATAGTTTTCAAGACCTAATAATCTATATTCTTTAGCAATAGCATCTGAAAGACCATTATAATAAGCAAGTTTTGTACCATCATGATTATGACCTTTTATATGAAAGAAATTAATTCTATGCTCATATCTTAAATCTCTTATTTCATCAAATAATTGTTCTTCAAATTTATCTGTTCTTCCGTCATCTAAATGTTTTAAAACATGTCTTGAATCAGTCATAATGTTAATGGTTTTATCACCACTTTTTTCAATAATTTTATTATCAATAATGAATTTTAATGCTTCATGAACTGCCCATACTTCTGCTATATTATTGTTTTTACATTCTCGTGTATAATTACCCATAGAATAAATATCACCATTTTTATCTATGATAATAACCCCACAACCAGATATTTTAGGGTTAGATGAATAACTAGCATCAGTAAATACAAACATAACAAATCTCCTTTGTTATGTAAATATTTACCATTATTTGTCATCAATTACCTTCATAAAATCTTTAATTTCATCAGGTGTCATAGAGTCATATGTATATTTAAATTCTTCATCAGAAAGATATTCAAATTCTTTTCTAATGGTATTATATTTCTTATCTGTTGGTAATTTACTTAAAGGAATCCATTGGTGCTTATTCCAACCTTTTTGACCACAAGAGGTTAATAAAAGCATTTGTAAATCCTTATATTTAGACAATTCCCAAAAATGTATGTTTACAAAATTATTAATATCTAAAGTATATTGAATATGTTTTTCTTCATTTCCAGCAACTGCTGACATCCATCTTGTTAAAGTATATGGTTGAATTTCTTTTTGTGATTCTTCATCTAAAGAATTATAATAACCATATTCTTTATTATCAATATGTTTTAATACATCAAAAATATTATTTTTATATTCTTTTACCATTATTCTTCCAATTTATAAATTGTGCATTTCACATCATCTTTATCAAAGATTTCTTCAATCATTTTATAAACAATATCCCAATTGCCTTTTGCAATACCACAACCTATTCCATAAGGAATTGCAACAGATCTATTATTTCTTTTAGCATAATTATAAACCGCTTTTAAACAACTTTCCATAGCATTATAATCAGTTGACATACCACCCATACCATTTTGAGAAAAGAAATTGGCTATTTCTGGCGGAGCATATTGATTACAAAATAAAACATTACCTATAAGTTGATTTGGTTTATATTCATTACAAATTTCATGATATACTTCATAAACTTTTGGAAATCTCTTTTTAATTTGAGCAGCAATTCCTGCACCCATGACTCCAAAAGTATTAACTTGATGACAAATTATATCATCATTACCATCAAAAATATTTCCATTAATTATTTCAATCATTATCCCTCACTTTCATAAAAAATATAACATAAAAAAAGTGCTTTGTCAAGCACTTTATGAAATAATTGTTTTTCCTTTAACTTTTTTTCTTTCAACATATGATTTCTTTTTTTCTTCTTCATCTTCATCAGATAATAATGCTAAATCATCTTCATCAAGATTTGATATTAGAAATAATTTTAACCATTGTTCAGCAATTTCTTCATCAGTATCACCAGGTAACCCTTTTTTTCTCATATTTTTAATGAATGTTTGATTATAAACTACTTCAATTTCCATATTATCTTCATCATTTTCTTCATCATAATTTGTATGAATAGCAACCCAAGATTTATTTTTAGCATCATTGGTTCTTTTTGTCCATTCTAATTTGTCTATTTTATTATGTTTTAACTCAATATCTAATAAAGCACAATCTAATTCTTCTTTAGATTTTTCAGCATATAATATTTTTGTTGATTCAATATCATATGTATAATCATCAATTATACCATATTTTTTTTGTAAATCTAAGAATTTTAATTTATATTGTGGCAATTGTTTTAATTCATGAGTACCATATTGTGATGATAATAATGCTTTTTTAATATAAAACATTGGTGAAATCATTTTCATTAATCCTTTTTCTTTTTATTTTAACATATTTATAAGCAATTTGTCAATAATTTTTATTCGGTAAAAATATGAGTGAATTATATAGATAAATAAACATATATGATGATTAAATAAGGGAAAATATAATGGCAATAGGTGATAAAATCGTTAAAAGATATATTGTTAAAAGAGATTTAAAAGAAATTTTTCCAAAGGAATTTACAGGTAGAGAATTAATTGGTAAGTTCTTTGATTATGTTATGAATAATTTTTTTGAAAAAAGTTATGAAAGATATATTAATGGATATATTGGTCGTAGAACAGAATTAATGGAAGAAGGTAATTTTTATCTTAAAGAACCAAATTATGAAAGACAATTATATCAATTAACTCCTATGTTAATAGATACCAGAAATGATTCAACAGAAATTAAAGATATTGTTGATTATAGTAATTTTATTAATACATTAAAATTACAAAATGCTTTAACAAATGATCATAATAGATTATTAAGTAATGAGCATTGGTCATATTGTCCACCTATTAATCCAGATATGTTGTTGAATTATAATTTTTATTATTGGGTTGAAGAAGGAATTAAACCAATAATAATTGAAAGAGAAATTAGTGAAGATGGTGAAACTTCAACTATTGTAAATACAAATGCAGTTTTAAATATAATTGGTAAAGAAAATTATACTTATAGATATTATGATGACAATGGTAATATTAAAACAATACCTTTTTATAATGGTATGAGAATAATATTTAAAAATGATGATAACTTGGAATATAATAATAAACCATTTATTGTAGAAGGTGTTAATGATTCAATTATTTTAATTGATGATTCAGAAATATTTAATCCAACAAATGAAACAGAACCAGAATATTTCGTTATGGATAGAGGTTGTATTGATGGAAATCCTTGGTCTTTGAGAAATAGATGGTTTCATATAGATGTTATTAAAAAAGCAAATTTGTATAATGAAACAGAAGAAGATAATAATGAATATATTCAGGCAAAAAGACCAATTATATGTTTCAATAGAGATTTAGAATTATATAATTTTGGTGATTATGATAGAGGTTGGGTTGATGTTATTACAACAACACAAAAAAGTGATGTTCAAGGAGCAGTTATTGATCCTTTAGTTGGTAAGTTGAAACTTGATGATCGTATGTTAGATACTGGTGCTAAAATTATTTTCACAAATGAGCCAATTGAAGAAAATAATAACTTAATGTATGAATTATTCTTAGTAGATGATTCAAATGGTAATAAAATAGCAACATTATATTTAGTTACCAATGGTAGAAAAGATGATGGAAGACCAACAGAAGGTGAATGTGTAAAAGTAAGAAATTCTCAAAATATGTGTTGGTATTATAATGGTGAAAGTTGGATATTATCACAACAAAAAACAAAATTATGTCAATCTCCATTATTTAATTTATATGATATAAATGAAGATAGTTTGTCTAATAAAAAAATTTATCCAGGTTCAACATTTATGGGTAATACTGTATTTAATTATAAAAATGTTGATAATGCTCAAATAGGGTTAGATGAATATTTAAAGAGAAAAATAACAGTTGATGGTTATGGTAATTATATTTTTGATAATACAATAAGTAGTTCAAAATATACTTATGATGATATTTCTTCTAATTCTCAAATTAAAGAAATAGAAGGAATGAAATTCTGTAAAATTAATGGTAAAGACAAAGAATATATTAATGATTGGCATTTATCAAATGATATTTTAACACAGTATGTTGTTACAGAATTAACAGTTTCTGATAAAAGAAATCTTTATACTTATGTTGATGAGAAAAATCTACCAGTTGAATATGAAGTGTTTGATATTGCTTATGAACCATTTAAAAATGATTATAAAGAAAATATATTTGTATATCTTAATGGCGAAATGTTAGAAAAAGGTGATGATTTTGGACTTGGAACATTTGTTGTAAAAGGTAAAAAATTATTTATTTCATTAAAATCTGGATTAAAAGTTAATGATGTTATTTATATTAAAATATTAGTAGATAAAGTTGATGAATTATCTTATGGTTATGTATTTGATTTACCTTTAATGCTTTCATCAAATGGACTAAATGAAAGTATTACTGAAATTAAATATAATGAAATGTTTGATCAATTAGAATCTATATTGGAAAATCAATATGGATTTGAGGGTTTGATTAATGGTGCTAATAATTTTAATGAAACGAAAAAAGATTTATCATTAGGAACAAAGATTGTTCAACATTCAACCCCTATTGTTAAAACTATGTTATTAAATTCTAAAGAATATACTAATGTTAGAAATGTAATGACATATACTGAAAACGAATATACTAAATTCAAGAATAAATTTTTAACAATATTAGATAAAATGGTTGAAGATGGTGAATATAAACAATATGATAGAGATTGGAATGAAACCGACCCTTATTTAATGGTTGTTAAGATTCTTAATAGACTTAATGTTGGTAAAGAAGGTTTAAGACCATTTTATAATAATGGTGTTGCTGAAGGTTTAATTAATGATAATGAAGATGATGAATTATATTTAAAAGAACCATATATACCATCAACACCAGCATATTTAGGTTTAGATAATTGTTATAAACCAGAAATATTACAACCAAGTATGGATTTAAAGAAAACAACTTTATTATGCCATGATGGTTCATATGAATCACTTGCTGGAGATTATAGGGATAATACAAGATTGGTATTAGAACAAGAAATTTATAATTCTATTAATAGTGATTTTAGAGATGGTTTACCAACAATTATTAAACAAAAATATATTCCAGGTAAATTTAGAAAAACAGATTATAGTTATAATGATTATTTAAAATTATATATACCATTCTTTGAAAAATGGTGTATTGAAAATGGATTAAATTATGAAGTTAATGATACTTTTGATGAAAATAATCCATTTACATGGAACTGGTCATCTTGTGTTGATAAAGACGGTTTTGAATTACCTGGTTCTTATAGAGGAATTTATCAATATTATTATGATACAGATAAACCTCATACAAATCCTTGGGAAATGTTAGGATTTGGTTCTAAACCAGAGTGGTGGGAAACTCATTATGGTAAAGCTCCATATACTTCTGAAAACATTCCTATGTGGAAAGATATTGAAGAAGGACATATTGTAGATGGTAATTCAAAAGGATATTATGAAGAATTTAAGAGAGATGGTTTGGTAGAAAATTATTTACCAGTTGATTCAGAAGGTAATTTATTAAATCCTTATGAAATTGGTATTGCTACATCAACTCCATCAATATATTATGCTTCAAGAACTTGGAAAATTGGTGATTTAGGGCATATTGAAAATGTATGGAGACATACTTCTGAATATAGATATTCATTACAAACATTATTATATTTGATGAAACCTTTGGAATGGGTAGAAAAATCTTGGAATACATTATCTCAAGAAACATTATTTAAAGGAACTAAATATGAACAAATAATTAATAGAAATAGTGGTAATAGAGATAAAGAAACAGATATTGAAATTCATAATGAATTAATCAATGGGAAGTATATAAGAAATATTGGTTCTCAACAATGGTTTTCTGATTTTTTGGTTGGAGAATCTATTAATATTACTGATTATATTGGTAATGATTTAAGAAATATGGATTTAAGATTAGGATATAGATGTGCAGGATTTTATGATAAAGATTCTATGAGAGTTATTTCTGATAATTATGGGGTTATACCGGAAAATAACTATCATTTAAAATTATCTGAAAAGAAATTACCAGAAGTATTTTCTTATTCTGCTATTCTTATTACAAAATATGATGATTCATGGATGATTGATGGATTTGATTATGAACAACCATATTTTAATGTATTTGAACCTTATAAAGATGGTAAGAAAACACCTGTTGAAATTAATGGAAGAAACTTTACTTATTATAATCAATATATAACTAATGTTAAACAAGTTAAATATAAAACAATTTTTTATTCAGCACAAGAACTTTATAATGTAATTTGTGGTTATGGTAAATATCTTGAATCAAAAGGGTTTGTATTTAACCTTGTTGATCAAAATGGTGAACAAATTGATTTTAGGTCAGAAGGAAGAAAATTCTTATTATGGTATGATAATTCAAGTATTGAAAATGGAATGATATTACAATTAAATCCTATGAAATCAGAAGTTAATTTAAAACATACTGGTTTTGTAGATTGTGTTGGTCAATTCTTTAATGGTTTTTGGAGTGTATTAAATCCATTACCAAATCCTATTTATAATAATGAATTAAGAGTATATAGACATAATGGTTATGTAACAGTAAATCCTAAAAATGATTTAACAATAGCAACAATTAAATTCACATTGTCTGAAAAAGAGAATATTTTATTATTTGATAATAAAACCATCTATGGAGATACTTTATACAATTCACTAAAGGGAACTAAAACAGAAAGATTAAGAATATTAGGTATTAAATCAAATGGTTGGAATGGAACTTATTATGCCCCAGGTTATATAATTAATGCTTCAGAAACAATTGAACCTGATTATGATAAGTTAGCTGATGATTTTAATTATGTTTATGATTCTGATAGTATTAAATCATTTTCAAAAATGGGTGATGAAGCTAAAAAAACTATTGGATATCATGAAACAAATTATATGGAAAATCTTTTAATTGATAATAGAAATATGTTTGATTTCTATAAAGGTATGTTAAAAGAAAAAGGAACCAGATTAGCATTTAATAAATTAAATCGTTCTACCCATATTATGTCTGAAGGAAGTTCTGAATTGAATTTAGATGAGCATTGGGTATTTAATGTAGGTCAATTTGGATATACTAAAGAAAAAAGTACGATAGAATTATTAGTTGATGCTAATAAAATAAATCATGATCCACAAATAATTACATTCTCAAGTGACCCTGATTATAAATCTGATGATGATTCAAACATATATTTTGAATGGAATAATGATAAATGGTTAAAGAGAAATGAAAATCAGGATGAAAATACTTTTGTTTATAATGACAATTATAAAAAATTGCCTACAGGTGGTTTTGCCCAAATAGATGATTGTGATTATATTTTAGATACAAAAGAATCTTTAAATGAGAATATAGAGAATCTTTATAATGGTGATAAAGTATGGGTTGTTAAAGATAATGAATATACATGGAATATGTATAAGAAAATTGATAATGAATTAACACCATTAAAATCATTGAAGGTTAATAATATTAAAAAATTATTAGCATATGACACAACATATTTAGATAAAGATGATTTAATTTATGTTGAGAAAGATACTTTAGCAAATTGGGTATCAAGATTATCAGAAGATGAATCATCTAGTGAATTAAATCTTTATATTAATGATGCTAATAATATGATTAAAAACCAAAATTATATTACAAAAAAGGTTGGTTGGTCAGTATTTGCATATACAGGAATTGTTCCATATTCTTATGTTGTATCTATGCCTAATGGTATTATTGGTGTTGAAAATAATGTTAGTGAATATATTATGAGAGTTAAGAGTGGACTACTTCTTAATATGCCTAATGGAAAAGATGAGGAAGGAAATAATTTATATACTTCTCATAAAGTATTAAATGACATAATTATTACAAATCAAGAAGAAGATAATAGTGATTATAATTATGTTATTATTGATGATAAAGATAATATATTTAAAATAGATAATTTTGATAGTAATGATACAGAACCAAACAGAACATTATTAATAAATGATTTTTGGTATAATCCATTAACAAACTTATTAAGTAGATATAATGGATATTTCTGGGAAAATAGTGATTTAACAATTCATGCTTGGGATAATGATACTAAATCATATTACACAATAGATGAGATACCTGAATTTAATTCAGATATGTATTATTACAATAATAATAATAAAATTGAAAAATATGATTTAACAACAGGATATTATATACCAAAGAAATTTGCATGGAAATATAATGATGAAATTTTCTATACAGATAGTGCTACACCTAAAGCTGGTGATAAAGTATATTTAGTTGATAGAGTTTCTGAATGTGATATTATAAGTTCATATTTTGATGGTTCAGATTATTTCTATTGTGATACTAAAAAATATATTAGAGATGAAGAACATGATTATAATGCGACATTAACAAGTGTTACAAATATTGAATTTATAAGAAATGAAGATAATGATATAAGATTTAATCATTATTCAAAAATTGCTGATGTAAATATTAAATCAGGTAAATTAGTAGATATATCAGTACCTAATCCATTTGAATTAAAAAGAATTGAACAAAAGCCAATTAATTTAGATTTAGTTAATAATGTTAAATTGGTAAATGATGATAATGATTTAACTTTATCTAATTTAAATATGTTTGATCCATTACATTGTAAATTACCAGAAAAATATATTAAAGAAATAGATTATATTTCTTCTTATGATCCTGTTAATTATGATGATCCTAATAGATGGTATGAAAATAAAATTGGTAGATTATGGTGGGATACTTCAAGAGTAAGATATTTAGATTATTATCAAGGAGATTTAAAATATCGTAGAGATAATTGGGGTAAACAATTACCAGGTTCTGAAATATCTATTATGGAATGGACAAGAAGTACAATATTACCGGATGATGCTGAAAAATACATCGTTCAAGAAGTTTATAATAATCAAACTAATAAATTAGATACTTATTATTACTTCTGGGTAATGAATCCATCAACAATTCCTGAACAAGATTTTAGAACAACATCTGCTTATGATATTTCAAGAAATATCAATTCTCCTCAAGATGAAGGAATATTATGGTTCTCACCAATTAATTTAGTGAATAGAGTTTATGATGATTCTTCATTTATTATTGGTAATTTTGATAATGTTTCTGGATCTAATAATTTTGTTGTTCAAATCAATTTCAAAAATAGAAATGATGTTGATGACCATAATGAATGGCAAATGATTATTGAAGATTCTAACGATAATATTCCTGATAAATTATGGGATAAAATGAAGTATTCATTAATTGGGGAAATGAAAATTATTGAAGATGGTGAAGAAAAAATATTATCTATACCGGATGAATCATTACCTAATAGGGAAAAATATGGTATTCAAATCAGACCTAGACAAACTATGTTTAAAGATATAATTAGAGCGAGAAGAAATTTTGTTGATGCTGTTAATGATGTTTTATCATCAAGAGATATAAGAACTTCATCAACAGATAATTTTGATGTTTTCAATATTAAAGATGAATCTTATAAAGAGTATGATATATCTTATGAATTTGAAAGTCATGAAGAAATGATGATGAATAAAGATAAGTCATTAATCGGAACATATGTTTTGGTAAAATCTGATGAATATTATGAAAATATTTGGACATTATGGTATATGAGAGCTATTAATAATTATGAGTTAGTATTTTATCAAAAATATGATATGGGAAGATATACTTATTATATAGATGCTTTTGTAAGTAATTTATATACAAAAGATACTTATAATAAGAGAGTTTATAATACACCTAATAATGAAGCTTTAACAAAATTAGTTAATGATGGAATACCTGACGGCTATATCGTTAGAGTTGATGATCCTATAACAAAAGATTGGATATATTTACTTCAATATAATTCTTCTACAAATACTTTCTATATTATTGGTTTAAGAAATGGTTATGTTCAAATTTCAGATAACTTATATGCATATATGGAAGATATTAATGATAATGAATTTATTGATGGTGTAACATATCATGATTATGTTAATGAGGAAGTTAAAGTTATTATAGAGATAATTTGTGATTATTTCTATAATAACTAATTTTTAAATTGACTTTTTGACAAAAATGTGATATAAATATTGTATAATAATGTTTTAAGGAAATATGATATGAGTAATAATCCATTAATGCAATTTGCACGCAGACCAGAATTAACAGTAAGATTAGCAACTAATCCAAGTTGGTATAATGAAGGATTTATAAATTATACACCAAATGGTGAAGTAGAAGTTTATCCTATGTTACCAAAGGATGAATTAATGCTTTATAATCCTGATGCTTTATTATCTGGTCAAGCAATGATTGATTTAATTAAATCATGTTGTCCAAGTATCATGAATCCTGAAAAATTATATTATCCTGATGCTAATATCCTTTTGTTAGCAATTAAAAGAGCAACTTATGGTAATGAGCATAAGCAAAGTCATCGTTGTCCAAAATGTTATGAAAAAATGGAAGAATTGAAAAAAGATCCTAAAAAGAAAAAAGATTTAGATAAACTTATTGCTGAACATAAATTAAATGAACATGAAGAAGAATATGTTTTTGATATAGATATGTTGTTGCAAAATATCACTCATTTAGA